CCGCGCATGCAAGAGCCTTACCACGTGAGCAAGGTAAATGTGCGTCAACGTACCTATGACAGTGCTACTGACTCCTTTGAACCCACGCAAGGCAATGCTTTTACTATTGAACGCTTGATGCCTGTGCCTTACAAAATGGGTATTACCTTGGATATTTGGACATCAAACACCAATCAAAAAATGCAGTTGTTAGAACAGATGTTGACCTTGTTCAATCCCAGTTTAGAAGTACAGAGCACTGATAACTTTATCGACTGGACCAGTTTGACTGTAGTAGAACTTGAGTCAGTTACATGGACTTCGCGTACAGTTCCCATTGGCACTGACAACCCTATTGACATGGCCACAATCAAATTCAACATACCAATTTGGCTCAGCTCACCAATCAAGGTCAAGAAGCTGGGCGTGGTAGAACGTGTGATTGCATCCATGTATGACTCACAAGGTGACCTGAACAATGCTGTTACCAACAACGACTTGTTGTTGGGCACTAGACAAATTATTACTCCTTATAACTGGGCGGTGGTTCTTATTGGTAATAGATTGCAATGTTTACAACAACGATCAATTGTTGAAGAACCCAGCAATAGCACACTAACGCCTACTGAAATTGTGAGCGACAGTAACTTGTTATGGACCACAGTTATTGGAACATACGGGGTGCTCAGACCCGGTATCAGTCAAATTAGATTGGTCCAAGCTGATGAATCAGAAGTAATTGGTACTATTGTGTTAGATCCCAACGATGATCGTTTTGTGTTGTTTGATGTGGACACAGACACTACACCGCAAAACACACTTGCCCCCATTGATGCTGTAATCAATCCCTTGGCAAGCGGGCCACAAGATGGCCTGGACTCTGCCATGGAAGGGCAACGATATTTGTTAACCGAAGCCACTGGCTCTGAAGACAACTTGAGTCCAGCCACTGCATGGGTGGGTGCCAACGGGAGATCATTGATTGCTGACGCCAACGACATTATTGAATACAACAACAATTACTGGCGGGTGGTGTTCCGGGCCGACGGACAAGCTGCTGGTCAGTATGTTACAAACATAACTACTGGTATACAATACGAATGGAACGGTGACGCATGGGTGAAAAGCTATCAAGGAGTGTACCCTGGGGGAACATGGAGTCTAGTGCTTTAAAAGCTGTAGGCGTTTGGTTCCGAAGTCGTGATACTGGAAGGTACCTGTATCTCCTACGTAATGACGCCAAGCATCCTGGCGCTTGGGGCTTGCCTGGTGGCAAAATTGAAACTGGCGAAACACTACTGGGCGGCATGGAACGCGAGTGTATTGAAGAGCTGGGATTCTTTCCCACTTACTTGCGCCTTATACCATTAGAAAAATTCACAAGTGCTGACTCTGCATTTGAATATCACACATGGGTGTGTGTGGTCGCCACGGAATTTACTCCACGACTCAACTACGAACACTTGGGCTATGCCTGGATAGACAAGGGCACATGGCCTAGACCCATGCACCCTGGTTTGTGGAACACTGTGAACCTTGAAGCTGTGCAAAGCAAAATCCTGCTGGTTGAGCAGGATCTTGCTGGTCTTTAAGCCTGACTTTCTTGGAACTGTACCTGGATCTCTCCAGTTGGTGTAGTTGATGTTGACAACGCAGTAATTTGCACCGCCAGAACCTCTGGACCATTTGGATAAGTTCCTGTTCCAGGAATTGAGCTTGTGCCGATCTGTTTGACAGAGCCCAAGTCCAACACACCTGAGTTGGTGGTTGAGATTGGAATAGCAAACAAACGCTCGCCACCATTCAATTCACTTGTGATAGCTGCAATGGTCATGTTCAAGTCATTGGCTGTGGTTGCGCCACCTATGGTGTTGCCAAGAATCTTGATGGTATCTCCCACAGCATAGCCTGCGCCGGCCGCCTGAACAGTGATCTGTGTGGTTGTGGTTGAATACGCAGTGCCGGCCGCAGTGAGTTGCACAGTGATAACAGCATTGGCACCAGAACTTGACACGTTGATCGGAGTCAAATTGCCAAATGTTCTCTGAGTAGCAAATGTTACTTTCACACCCGAACGTGTCATACCACCTGTGGAGTTGAAAGGTGCTGCTGTCAAACCACCTGTGGCTTCCGACGTGTAACGTGGCGCAGTTGAGAACTGTGAGAAGCTGGGTTGAAATCCGCCGCCAAAGTTGTTCAGGCCTTGCCAGCTGGTGTTGGCCGAATCAATGTTACTAGGATTCAAAATACCTTCAATCAAGTAGCGTCCTGCTGTTACCTGAACGTTCAAGTTGCTCAATGTCAACTGAGCACGGTTGATAAGATCACGCACACCCAAGTCGCCAATGATACCGTTACTTACACTTGGTGCCAGGCGCATGACAAACGCTGTTGCTTTGTCACCAACCACTGCTGGGAAGCCGTAGTTGGTGCGGTTGAATGTAAACTGATAACCTTGGTCATCGTCAAACCCGCCGTCCATGACTACCGCACTACCCCAGTGGTTGACCAGTGGTATAGCAGTGTTAGAGATCAAAATAACACCTGTGTTATCCGCATGCGTGGTTGGCGAGCTGGATGTGTAGCTTCGGCTTTGGCCTTCTGCCCATTGCACAAATGTTGCACCGCGTGTGCAACCTGTTAGATCGTTGCCGCTCTTGCCAGAATATTTGATGATTTCGCTTTCAATCATCACAAACACAGGATATGTCACACTGGCCGGTGGATAATCAGTTGCGTCACGCAAGGTGATTGTGGTTTGACTATTGGTAATTGCGCCGTTGAGACCAGTTACTGGAGTTTCGTTGATGGCTTCATAACGTGCTGGCAAGTTACCTGACCGCATGTAGGCTTCGTTGTTCAAGTTGTTGTTGGGTCTACGGTGTGCCATGATAAACTTACCGTCTTGACCACGAATCATCCACTGTACATAACCAGCACCGTACCATGAGTATTCAATGCCATACATCTGCATCTTGCTTGCATCTAGTGTAAAGCCTGATGCGCCTGTGCCATCCAAGGGATCAATGTTGAAGTCTGCTTGGCGCACACGTAGTTCGTTACGTAGTGCTGTTCTCACACGATTTTGGTTGCTAACGCCACGGAAGGCAGGTACCACTGTCATGCGGTTGTTGTCAATAATACTGGTAACAGTATGACTCATACCTTTAATTACCAGCAGGTCACCGTTATTGAGTTGGTCTTGGAAACGGCAGTTGCCGTCACCTGTCACAAGGTTGGATCCTGCACCAACTGACACTAGACCAGCAACCTGGAATGTGCTTGAACGTTGCACAGCATTCACTGTGATTCCGTTGTTCTCCCAGAACAAGCCGTTTTGATCATCAAAGATACCGGCACGTACACTTGCGCCGTGCCAGGCAGTGACATTCAATCGAGGTTGTTGTCCTAGTGTAGGTGTTGTGCTGCCCAGTGTGCCTTGAGCTTGAACTGTGAAACTGGTGTCGCTAAGAATACTGGTCACAATGTACCCTGATGCATCGTAACCAGAAGTGGTTACTCCAGTAATGGTTACTCCAGCGCCAGGATTCAAGCCGTGCTCTACATCGGTTGTGACTGTGATATTGCTGGTTACTACTGTTCCATCTGCACTAAGTGCTGTGATGTCAAAAGTTGGGGCCATTACTGTACCAGTGGAGAACAAAATGCCCTTACCAGATTGATAACGGAAGTATTTCTTGGTAACACGAATTGCACTTGCACCGCGAGTTGGGGTGCCTGGGCCCATTAAAACACCACCATCAAATGGTCGTGGTATAAATGCCGCGTTGCTTCGCACAAATGCCAGGCCTGAGATGCTGCCGCTGACTGCGGCACCAGTTTTGGCTTGATATGTAAATGTTGTTGTGCTGGGTATACTGATAATAGTGAATGAACCTTCAGCATACTGATAGTTAGTACCTGCACTCAAGTTCATCAAGATTGGAGTTCCTGGCACAAGACCGTGAGCATAATTTGTTGTCACAGTGATTGTGCTTGGGTTGTTGCCGTCACTCACAATACTTGCTACGTCAAAGTCAGCCCCGGTGTATGGATATGCCTGACGAATGATTGTGTCTGTTTGGTTCAGCGGATATCCAGCGGCCAAACTTGGACTACGACGTGGGTAGTAGAAGAAGTTGTTGGTGTTTGCTTGGAATACCATGCCAACACCTTCTGTATTGGAGTTGTTGGTATTTTGTGTGCTCACATACTCATTGACGTCAAGTGGTGTGTCGCTTTGGTTCACACCCACTTGTGGAATTGTGTTTGAACCTGTGGCATAGAACATACCAGTCATACGAATCATTGGAGATCCTGCACCGGCTGTGGTCAATGCTGTGGTGTTAAATTGACCACGAGCAATAGTTTGAGTACCGTTTACCGCTGTGCTGATCACTGTGTGTTGTATCAATTCAATGTTGGCGCTGAGTTTTTGCAGTACTGTGCCAGTGACATAGGCATTGGCAGCAGTGGTATTGTACCAACCGCGATTGAGTTGAAGTGTAGTTCCGTCAGTCACCGACTGAACTTGTGCTATTTCCAGGGTACTGACAGGGTAAACAGGGTTGCCAATAGAGATATTGCCGCCTGCCAAGTTTGTGTTATTGGTTTGACGAACAACTGTTAGTGCGTTGCCAGAAACGTTGGTAACCGCCATTGTTTCATAAGTGTTTGCAGTGTCTGTCAGAACAATCACGTAATTTCCATCCACAATACCCGCCGCTGATACATTGGCGCAGTTGACTGTTGTTGTTGCGGTGCTGGTAATGTTGGCAGTTGCCACAGTAGTTCCGCCTGTGGTTGGACGACCAATAATCAACACATTGTCGCCAGCCGTAATACCACTTGATGTGCCCACAGTAAATGTACGTTCTGCTGAACTGTTTACGTTTGCAGTGATAAAAGTACTGGTAAGTGGGGTGGCATTGCCTTGTGTTTGACTAATCAACAGAGCATAATCATTGGCCACCCACTGTGCTGTTCCTGGGTTTTGCAATCTAACCGCAGTGTCAACGTTGGATGTGATCAAGTCGTCGCCGGCCAACAACGAAACATAACCGTTGGTGTTGTAAACTATGTCTGCACCAACATCTTCGTAGAAGCTGGGAATGTTGTTTGTGGTTGATACAGCTTCCCACTTGGTGTTTTGCAAACCATATTCAAAGTCAGCGTCAAT